GCCAAGATCGGCCTCGGCAAGGCGCAGAATGGCTATCCGGCCCGCGCCGAGGTGAAGCGCTATTATTTCGAGGACGAGGGGAACGTTCCAGAGCCGGCGATCGACGCCGTACAGCCGACACCCGCCGCTGCACCCGCCAACGACAACCGCCAGGCTGCAGCACGTCCAGCCGCAGCTGCGGCACCTGCCGGCGGCGCTCGCAAGAATCCGTGGAGTAAGTGATGGGGTGGTCGCAAGTTGCATACCTGATGCTTACTGCGCTAGGGCTTGGCGTGAACCTGGCAAAGCACGGCGAGCCTCGGCCGGCCTATAGCATCTGGAGTGCGCTAGTCGGGGCAGCAATATGCCTCGGCATTCTCTACTGGGGCGGCTTCTTCGGCTAACCACAACCGGGCCGCTGCACCAACGGCGGCCCGTAACCCACCACACAAGAGGAGCAAATATGCGCGATCTTATGATCGATATCGAGACGCTCGGCACTGCACCTGGCAGCGTCGTTCTGAGCATCGGAGCCGTCACGTTCGATGCCGAAACTGGCGAGTTCGGTGAGGAGTTCTATGTTGCCATTGAGCCATCCAGCGCGGTGGCAAACGGACTGACCATGGACGTCTCGACCATAAAATGGTGGATGGAACAGTCGGCAGACGCGCAAGCTGCGGCGTTCTCTGGCACGGCTCACGCGACCACGGCGCTTCTAGCGCTCTCGGAGTTCGTTAAGGCGGCGGGCGCAACCCGAGTCTGGGCCAAGCCACCGTCCTTCGACCTTGTGTTGCTGGAGTCGGCCTTCCGATCCTGCTTCGTCGATATTCCATGGCACTACAGGACGCCGCGCGACGTGCGGACGTTATTCGATATCACTGGCGCCGCACAGCCAGACGTCGGCACGGCGCACAACGCTCTCGACGATGCGAAGTCGCAGGCGCTTGGCGTTGTTGAGGCTTACCGCATCTTGGCTGCTCGCACGCTCGCCGCCTAACCAACACTGCCGGGTGGCCCACCACCATCCGGCATTCACCACACGCGGGACAACCCGCAGCAGAGGAGACCAACATGCGCCTTTCAATAAGCCGCGCCAATCTGACGCGCGTCATTGGCGCCGTCAGCAAGGTGGTGGAGAGCCGGAACACGATTCCGGTACTCAGCCATCTGCTTCTATCCGCCGACGGCAAGCAGCTTCGCGTCACCGGCACGGATCTCGACATCACCGCCACGGCCAGCGCCGAGGCCGACGTGCATGCGTCGGGAACAATCTGCGTCGACGCCAAACTGCTCGGCAGCATCGCCGCGAAGGCTGGCGCCGATTCCGTCGAACTCAGCCTGGAGGGTGACAAGCTCATCGTAAAATCAGGTCGTAGCCGGTTTTCTTTGGCGACGTTGCCGGCAACGGATTTCCCCACGCCCCCCGACGGCAAGTACGACGCGACGTTCGACCTCGACATTGCGGCGCTGTTTGCGCCTGTGCAGTTTGCGATTGCCGTAAACGACAACCGGAAATTCTTGGAGGGCGTCTACTTCCATACGAAAAAGGGTGTAGCCGTAGCCGTGGCGACGAATGGCCATCGGCTGTCGAGACACCTCGGCGAGTCGTTGCCCGAGTTCAAGGGCATCATCGTCGGGCCGAAGACCGTCTCCCTTCTGCCGAAGGGAGTTGCGCGTGTGTCGGTGAGCGAGCAAAAAATCCGCATCGAGCAGGGCGACTTCACACTCACTAGTAATCTCGTCGATGGCGAGTATCCAGACTACGAGCGCGTAATCCCCGCAGGGAATGAGTTCATCGCCTGCGCCGACAAATCAGACATCCTCAAAGCTTCAGACCGAGTCGCTACGGTCAGCAGCGAACGCGGTAGCGGCGTCAAGCTCACCGTCGCGCCGGGTTCTATCGCGCTTTCCGTTCGCTCTCAGGTCGGCGCAGCACAGGACGAAGTGCAGGCGGAATATAGCGGAGAGCCGATCGAGATTGGCTTCAATGCGATCTACCTCAGGGACGCGCTGCAAGTCTTCCCAGACGGCCAAGTGGAGATTGCTCTTAACGACGGGATGTCGCCCGCACGCATTACGTCTCCCGTCGCGCCGTTGCTCGACGTCACTCTCATGCCGATGCGCGTTTAAGGGGGATTTCTGACATGAACGGAGAAATAAAAGCACTCATCGAAGAGGCAATCGCAGACCTTAAAAATGGCGACGTTGACGCGGCGCTCCTTGTTCTGGAGAGGACGATTCGGCCCAAGTTCAACGCGCCGCATGAGGCCCGCGAAGCCTATCAGTGGGACGTGGCCGAAAGGAATGGGTGGCTTCTGTAATGGCCCCCATCCCCAAGCCGACTCCCTCAACCCTTCGCCTCGTCCAGCAAAGGCTGGAAGAGAACAACGACCAGTGGGAATCCGTCGGCGTTCCCGCTGGTGACATCGGTATAGAGTGCGACCGTCAAATCTGGCTTGCTTTCCGGCGCGCGTCAGTGCCGGAGTTTATCGACTGGCGGAAGCGTCGGATTTTCGAACGCGGCGAGATAGAGGAGGAGCGCCTGCTCGACCTGCTGCGGCTGGCCGGCTGCGAAGTCTGGGGCCAACAGGACCGAGTGCGCGCTGCTGGTGGGCACTTGCGCGGCAAGATCGACGGCCGCGTTCTGGGGCTTCTTGAGGCGCCGAACACCGAGCACGTCGTCGAGTGCAAGTCGGCGAAGGAGGAGTACTTCAAGCCGGTGAAGAAGCACGGCGTCAAGATCGGCATGCCGAAACACTACGCCACCTTCCAGTTCTACATGTACGGCCTTGGTCTCAATCGCGTCTACTACATGATGAGTTGCAAGAATACGGAAGACTTGCACTTTGAGCGTGTGCACTACGATGCGGAATTTGCTATGCGGCAGGTCGCGCGCATCGAACGCATCATCAACATGCCGGAGCCGCCGTCGCGCCTCTGCACCAAGCGAGACGACTTCCGCGGAAAGTTCTGCCGGCAGGCCGAAGTCTGCTGGGGTGAGGTTATGCCGCGTTCGCACTGCCGATCGTGCATTCATGCCACGCCGCTGATGGACGGCAACGCGGGATGGGATTGCAGCCGGTGGAGCAAGCCTCTTTCACTTGCCGAGCAGGACGCAGGCTGCCCTGCCCATTTGTTTATTCCGAAGATGCTTGCTGGATACGAACAAGTCGACTGCGACCCCGAAAACGAGACGATCACCTACCGCACACCCAGCGGTGCCCTCTGGATCGACGGCGCAGCGAACGACAATGAGGACGCGGCATGAGCAAAAAGCCGCGCCCAATTTGCCCCATCTGCGGAGAGCGATCCAAGCGGACCATGACGCAATACGGCCGGCGGCACGACTGCTGCGGTCTGTGGTCGTGGGGCAATAAGCCGCTGGCAGATGCCGAGACGCACGAAGCGCGCAAGGAGGCTCACCGCGTATTCGATCAGCTTTGGCAGGCTGGATACCTGGCTCGCGGCGAGGCTTACCGCGCTTTGTCATGGGCGACAGGGTGGCCGGAGAGTGACTGCCACATGATGCATATGCCGAAGGAGCGGGCGCGATTGGTGCCTGCCGCAGTTCGCAAGATTTGGGCCGTCATTGACGGCCGCCACCAAGACACCACAGCCTAGCCGCACCACATAATGAGGAGACGATATGACAGACCGCCCAGCCTGGTATGACCAGAAAGTCATTGACTACATGCCGTTTATTAAGCGGCTAGCGTACAAAGCCCGCAGGAGAGGTGGCGCTGACGACTTGGCGCAAGACATCTACGTCGCAGCAATGAACCGCTGGCGCATATACCGGGACGATTACAAATTCGGGACGTGGATTGTGCTTGTGGCGCGCCACGTCATCGGCGACCAGCGACAGAAGGCTGGCCGGATGAAGCGAACGGTCGATCTGGTCGACCTCGATAAGTGCGTCGCGTCGACACCCGCCACCCAACTAGATTACGCCGAACTCTCCGAGACGCTGCGGCGCCTCTCCGGCACAAGAGATAGCGACGTACTCATGCGCATCGCTATGGGTGATGAGCTTGCCGAGATCGGGGCGGACTACGGCATTTCGAAGGAGCGCGTGCGGCAGCTTGGTGAGCGTGAGCGCGGTCGATTGCGCAAGAGGGTGGCGGTATGACGGCCAAGAAGGATTTGACTGGGCGTGTTTTTGGTAGACTCAAAGTCATAGCGCCAGCGCCTAAGAATAAAAAGGGCAAGACCATGTGGATGTGCAAATGTTCGTGCGGCGGGGAGTCAGTTGTTCAGACCTCCATGCTTACGACAGGTCACACCGCATCATGTGGCTGCCTGATGCGGGACGTGAACCGCAAGCGCGCCATTGATCGCAACACTGTGCATGGACACAACACTCTCGCATACAAAAGCCCAACCTGGCAGACTTGGCACGCGATGAAATGCCGCTGCGAGCAGCCAAGCCACGTAAGCTACCCGCTGTATGGAGGGAGGGGGATAGCGATATGTGATCGGTGGTCAAATAACTTTTCCGAGTTCCTAGCCGACATGGGCGAGCGTCCGAACGGGATGACCATTGAAAGAATTGACGTAAACGGAAATTACGAGCCCGGTAACTGCCGGTGGGCGACGGGAACGGAGCAGCAGCACAACCGTCAGGATAACTGGTGGAGGTGGGCATGCAACGACAATGGGGAGTGGGTTCGTGTTGCAGCTTAGGGAGTATCAACGCGCCAGCCTCGATGCTCTCTACGCCTACTGGGCAGAAGGAGGCGGCAACGGCCTGATCGTCCTGCCGACGGGCGCTGGCAAGGCGCTCGTCATCGCCAAGCTCATCGAGGAATTGCTGGCCGACTACCCGGATATGCGGATCCTGAATGTTACTCACGATTCGCGTCTCGTGGCCCAGAACTTCAAGGAGTTCATAGGCCTCTCGCCGTTCGCCCCGGCTGGTATTTTCTCGGCCGGTTTGAAGCGGCGCGATGCTCGCGCGCAGGTGCTCTTCTGCGGCATCCAGTCTGTTTGGAACAAGGTTGAGCAGATCGGGAACGTCGACCTCATCATCGTCGACGAGGCGCACGCCATCTCACGCAATGCCAATACCCAGTACGGCAAGTTCTTCAAGGCGGTACGCAAGCATAATCCTGATAGCCGCGTCTGCGGGACGACCGCAACCGACTTCCGCATGGATTCTGGCCGCCTTACCGACGACTTGGACGACGACGAAGCGGTTGACGAGAACGGTGCACCAGTACGATTCAAGCTGTTCCACGACGTCGTCTATGAGGCCAAGCTTGGCGACCTGATTGAGCAAGGTTACCTGACGCGGCTCACCAGCCAGAAGACGGCGGCCAAGATCGATCTCAAGGGCATCGGCACGCGTGGCGGTGAGTACATCCCAGGCCAGGTCGCCGAGGCGGCAGAGCGCATCATCGAGGAGGCCATCGCCGAGGACATGATCGCGTCCGGAGGTCGGCGCGCCGGTTTGTTCTTCAGCACCAGCAAGGAGAACGCTCGGCATGTCGCGGAGGCCATCCGTCGGCATGGTCGTACATGCGCCGTCCTCACCAGTGACAATGCGCACGAGACGGACAAGATATTCACCGACTTCCGCGCCGGTAAGATTTGGGCCATCTCGTCGGTCTCGATGATCACGACGGGGACTAATTTCCCGTTCGTGGACTTCATCTCGCTTTTGTTGAGCACCAAAAGCGCAGGCAAACTTGTGCAGATTTTGGGCCGCGGAACGCGAAATTCGCCAGGGAAAACCGACTGCCTCGTTGCCGACCACGGCCGGAATTTGGCCTACCATGGGCCGATCGATCAGATTCAGCCGCGAGAGCCAGGTAAGGGAACAGGCGATCAGCCTCGCAAGCTTTGCCCGCAGGATTCGAAGGACACGGAGGGCAAGACCGGCTGTGGCGAGCTCATCCCGATTTCGCAGATGACGTGCCACTGCTGCGGCTACATCTTCCCGCCGAGCGAGGAGGAGAAGATCACGGCTCGCGCCGATACGACGCCCGTCTTGTCTTCGGAGAAGCCATGGCATGAGGTGCGGTCGAGGACGTTCCGCCATCATCCAGGCAAAGAGGGGAAGCCCGATTCGATCAAGTGCACATACATGGTCGGGCTGAAGTCTGTGAACGAATGGCACTGCTGCGCGCATTCCGGGTATCCGAAGAGCAAGGCCGACAGGTGGTGGGCGGCGCACGGCGGCCAAAGGCCATTCCCATCGACGGTGATGGAGTGGCTAAGCCGCCAGCACGAGCTCCGAGACACGGTTGAGGTGCAGTTAGATTACAGCCGCAACAGTCGATACCCAGACGTCGTCGCTCACCGCGTCGGAGAGTTGACCGCCGCTAACGATAATCAAGCCGAGCCTGCAAACGACAACAAGCCAAGCTGGGCTTGGGAGCTTGAAGATTCTATTCCATTCTAAGGAAAAATCATTACACTACCCTTGATCAACCAATGAAAAATCATTATATAGGTGATGTATGGACAACGATGAATTTCGGGCCATTCGCAAGCGCCTCGGTTTGACCCAGGCGCAGCTAGCCACCGTTCTTGGATATCCGCACGTGATGCAGGTTTCCGAGATCGAACGCGAAACCAATCCAAAGCCAGTGCCAAGGCATGTGGCAATGTTGATGAGGGCTTATGACGAGGGATATCGGCCAAAAGACTGGCCAGGATGACGGCAAGGTCTGCACAAAATGTGGTGAATGGAAGATTCTGAGTGGATATTACGGAGACAAATATGGGCGACTAGGGAAGAAATCGATATGTATTGAGTGCGGGAGGGCGCCGCTAAAAAAGTGGAAGGAGGAAAACCCCGACAAGGTAGCTGCGGCATCTAAGCGGAGTGCAGCCAAGAATGCAGAAAAAATAAAGATAAAGGGAAAGGAGTATTACGAACGAAACAAGGAAAACATACTGGTTAAGGCGTCGGAGTATCGATCGGCCAACAAAGACGCAATAAAGATTTCAAAGAAGAAACATTACGAGAACAATCGAGATGAAGTAATTGCAGCTTCACTGAAGTGGGCCGCAGATAACCCGGAGAAAGTAAGGGAGAGGGTTCAGAGGTCAAACAAAAAGCGTCGGAAATCTTTAAAAATACGGCTAGAAGAGTCAGTCAGTACGTACATGCGCCGCGGACTTCTAGGAGGCTCGGCAGGGGAGCGGCGGACATTCGAAATACTGGGATACACATCAGAACAGTTAAAGCGCCACATAGAGGCACAATTCGTAGATGGCATGACATGGGGGAACTGGGGAATACGTGGCTGGCACATCGACCACATCGTGCCCTTGACAGCTTTCAACTACGAGACTCCAGACGATCCTGACTTCAAGAAAGCTTGGGCCCTATCAAATCTTCAGCCGCTATGGGCCGCAGACAACATTCGAAAGAGCAATCGGATGCCCGACAAAAATCCACAAGTACCACTTTCGGGTACGTTGACAAATTTGTAGAGCCAACGTATTTCTCCGGCATCAACAACGGAGGGATTCGCAATGGCGAATGCAAACTCGACGAGAAGAAGACTTCAACGACCTGGCTACAAGAGAAGACGGCCGGCGCGCGGGCGCTGTGAGTAGCCGGAGACGGTTGACAAATTTGTAAAACAGACATATGTTGGCGCTACCGATGCCGACACACACCACAAGAGGAGACGAAGATGAGAAGAAGACGATTCAGCGAGATTATCCCGCTGGTAGAGCATTACCTCGCTATCGGCGAGAAGGAAATCTACCTCGACGGCAATGATCGGGACTTGCCGTGGGGCGATGTTAAGAGCGTGATTACAGGCGGGTGTTTCCGCCTAAATGGGCCGTCTTCGGCGCGCGCTATCGCGCCGCACGAAAGCGGCCTGACGTTCACATGGTTCATCGATTTCGAAGGAAACGACGCCAACGGCACAGGAACGAACCAGTTCAGCGCCGAAAACATGCTCGGCGCGGCCAGCAAGATGCCGGCAGAGGCGTGCGCTGAATTCGCGCGCATGCTCGCCAAAGAAGTCTGGCCCGCTGTCAAGAAGAACACAGACGACATTCGCGACGCGCTCCGCAGGCAGGAAGACAGCCTCGCGATTCTTCAGTCGATCATGATTTCGGTTGGCAAGCAGGTGTCCGCATGAGACCCGCCCCCGCAATCGCCACGGTCGCCGACGACTTCAACCCGCTAGCCGTCAAGGGGCACAATCAATCCCCTTTTGACATCATCCGCCAGGAAATCGAAGACCTTTACGACGAGGCGCGCAATTTCGCCGACGGCGAGCCGATTGCATCCCAAGAGATGCACGACGCCATCGAGCGGCTGCGCGACAGCATCCACGACGCCGGCAAGCGAGCCGATGCTCTGCGAGTCGAGGAGAAGCGCCCGCTGGATGAGCAGGTTAAGTCTATCCAAGACCGCTACAATCCTTTCATCCAACCCAAAAAAGGCAAGGTCGATATAGCCAAGTCCGCCCTCGACGCCTTGCTCACTCCATGGCGCACCCGCATCGCGCAGGAAAAGGCCGCAGAGGCGGCGCGTGTGGCGGAAGCAGCGGAGGCGGCTAGGGTAGCCGCGACGGAAGCCATTCGCGCGTCCTCGGGCAATCTCGCGGAGCGGGAAGCTGCTGAAGAGTTGCTGGCCGATGCGAAGAAGTTAGAGCGCCAAGCGGGCAGAGCGAACAAGGCCGCCACGACGGGAACGGGGCTGAGGACAGTCTGGAAAGCCGAGCTGGTCGACGAGGCTGCCGCGCTCGATTGGTTCTACGGCGAGCGCCCTGATGCTTTCCGCGAGCTTATCCAGTCGCTTGCCGATGAATCGGTGCGGCGTGGGGTTCGGAAGGTGCCGGGGTTTAATGTCGTTGAAGAGAAGAGGGCGGCGTGATGGTTGGATTCAACGATCTGAAAGACAAGACTGTCGCGTGGCTCGGCACAAAGCCCGACGAAAAGACCATTCACGTCGAGTTCGGGCCGATGGAGGACGACGGCCGCACGTTTTGGGTCATCAATGGCGCATGGGATGGTGTT